CGGCCTTTCGAGGGCGAAAAATTCACATTTTTCGTCCCGATCGGCTTTGGTGGGGATTTCTTTAGCCCAAATTTAGTGTTCAACACTTAATGGGTTTTTACGGAGTGTCGATCTATGAGACCAAATCCAGAGATTCGGAATACCACTGTTACTGCTGATTATGTCGCCAGCAATGGCTATACAAACACGGTACCACGGAGTTCTGTTTCTTACTCAAGGAACTGGTCTGGTGTTCAAACACCAGGCTATCCAAAAGTGAAGAAGAACAACCCCCATGAGTCGAAGATCTCGGTTCGCAAGCCAGCAACATTCACTGTTGCTAGAGTGCGGATCGGATCCCCGACGGAGTGGGATGTTTGGACGGATGATGAGTCTCAGTTGGCACGCCCGGCCGGCTTCTCCACGTACGACCTGTATCATGCAGGTTCTACGTATGAAGTCGCGCTAGGCAAAGCTATGGACGAGATTGCAGATAGAAAGTTTCAGTTCGCTCAATTTATTGCTGAACGGAAGCAAGTCGTTTCGCTTATCACTGATACAGTGGAGCGTTTGACCCAATCCATTTGGCATATAAGACGTCGGAACATCAAAGAGGCTCTGTTAGCTCTAGGGGTTAACCCTGGTACTAAGAGAACTCGCGATGGTCGTGACTTGAGCGACCCGATTCGGTCCTCGGGCTCTATCGCAAGTGATTGGCTATCCATCCAATATGGATGGAGACCGCTTCTTTCTGACGTGAAAGGAGCTGCTGAGCATTTTGCACAAAACAATCTTAGACGTCCCTTGGTATTGCGATCTGAGGGTAGGGCGAAAGCCGTACTTCCTGAGAAAGTGATATCCGTTCCAACTCAAAGCATCGGAAATTTCGATTTTATCTACGGCGAGAGCAAAACTCGCGCCAAGGTTATTCTCGAATTCGAAGTTGCAAATGACTTGGTCCGTCAAGGGGGACAACTGGGGTTAATTGATCCGCTATCGTTGGCATGGGAATTACTTCCTTATTCCTTCGTAGTAGATTGGTTTCTCCCGGTCGGCGACTTTATCTCGAGGTTGAGGTATGATGACGGACTGGTTTTCAAAACCGGTACATATTCATACTTTTCTCAAAATACTTGTCGTATCCGCGCAAACGGAGGATCATCAGTCCATGGAGGCCTGAATTGCAACTTGAAAGCCGGTAATGTCACAGTTTGTGACAACACTTGGCTCTCTCGTGGCGTATTCGTTAGGGCTCCTAGGGCTGCTTTTCCTAAGTTTGAAGATCCGTTTTCTCCAACCCGTGCGCTCAATGCCTTGGCATTGTTGCGTACGGGTTTTGATAGAAAACTTTATCGGGCATAATCCTTTGCTCGAACAGCAAACGTCCTCAGGACGTCAACAAAAGATGGCTGCAATCACAAACCTCGTCTTGGCCGATGGCCAAGCCACTCCCGTCAATAAGACGTTCACTCCTATGGATTGTACGTCTGCTTTGGCAACTTGGACGGACCGCACTTCGGGGATCGCAATTGGCATGCCAGTTGCAACTCTCTCTGTGCGGATCGACCAAAATGCCTCGCGCATTGCTGGGAAAGTGAAGCTTCCTATTCTCGAGACAATCAGCGGCTCTGACGCAGGTTACACCCCTTCCCCGAAGGTCGCGTACACTGTTGAAGCAAAAGTTGAATTTGTTCTCCCGAGTAGGAGCACTCTGCAGAACCGGAAAGACATTCAAGCGTTCATCAAGAATCTCTTGTTGAACGCCGTTGTCACCAAGGCTGTTGAAGAGTTCGAACGTCCTTTCTAAATCATTTCTAGGAAATACTTCATGAGAGTTCAACCTCAGGATGAGGTGGAGTACGCTCAGCGTATTCTATCTAATTTAGACTGCCCTAGATCATTAACTGTCAGCATCATGCTGCGTTATAATCAAACGGCGGACATTCTTGCTCTGGTCACACGTCCAGAAGATTATCGAGATGCCTCCTCTTTCTTTCCCGCCTATCAGGCCACTAGACTTTTACAAAAGTCGAAATGGCTTGTAACCGGGATTGATAAAAGGAAGGCCGCTCGAGACTCTTTCGAACGTGCTGAGTCCAAGTGCGGAGAGACTAACCATCTCCTAAGTAGTGTTACGTCCGGTACCGCGAGTTTCGCGAATCCCGGCGTCCCAGCCCTAATTTCTAGGGCAAGACGTAAAGTGCGTGACATTCTTAGGCATGGCAACCCTCTCTGGTTCTTGGACGAAGGCAGCTTCGGTCCTGGTTCTGATATGAGTACCCATCGCGGCTTCACGGCCGCGTATAATAAACTATGCAGTACAGGAACAGTTACTCGGGAAGCCTCTATCTATCTTGATTTTGTCGTACAGAATTCATCATTGTGTACTAAATTTCAATGGGATATTGACACGCGTAGCATAATATGCGAGCGTGTTCCCGGTAACAAAGTTGCCTATGTACCAAAGGATTGCAAAACAGACAGAACCATCGCGGTTGAACCGCGGTGGAACATGTTCTTCCAAAAGGGCATGGGAAAAGTCTTACGTAGGCTCCTTAAGCGCAGCGGCGTTGACCTAGACGATCAGTCTATTAATCAACGACTTGCGCTTCAAGGATCTACTGACAATTCTCTTGCCACGCTGGATCTACAATCCGCATCTGACTCGGTTTCTATTCAGCTCGTCAACCTGCTACTTCCTGCAGACTGGGTAGCCCATTTAAGCCGCTTACGGTCTCACAAATTCTTCTATGAAGGAGAATGGCGTGAGTCCGAACAGTGGAGCTCGATGGGTAAT